TTTCAGTGGAACTGGAACCCGGTAGGCGGGTCTAGGGCCAACGATGACGGACTGACCCCCAACTATTTGGTGGCAGAATTAGAACTTGGTTCAGTTACAGTAACTTAGGAGTTGATATGGACAAGGAAGACCTGAAGCAGGACAAGAAGATGATGGCCGGGGCAGTGCATAAGCATGAGAAAGCCTTGCATCCCGGCAAACCCATGACCAAATTTGCCAAAGGTGGCCCCACCACGGATGATCGAATGAAATTTGGTCGCAACCTGTCCCGCGCTAATAACCAAGGGAGCAAGTAATGGCTAAGTTCAGTCAAAAACTTATGGGCAAGGAAGTTGGCTCTGCCGCTGTTTATGCTCCACCTCACACAATGACGGGCGGCAAAGTTAGCATTCAAAGTGCTGGCTATGACGGCGGTGACCGGGGTAAGGTAGGCGACGACAGTGTGTCTATTGGTAGCTTCCGTTCCAAAGATTACGATGGTGTAAAAACCAGCGGCATTAAGATTCGTGGTACTGGCGCAGCCACTAAAGGCACAATGGCTCGGGGTCCGATGGCATGAACTACAACGCGTTGGTTTCTGCGGTCTCTTCGTACACAGAGAATACTTTCCCTACGACGGACATGAATGTGTTTATTACACAGGCAGAGAAACGCATATACAACGCCGTACAGATTCCAGCACTACGCAAGAATGTAACGGGTATCACCACCGCAAGTAACAAGTATCTGGCCTGCCCAGATGATTTTTTGTCCTCGTATTCTTTGGCAGCAATAGACCCAACCACGGGTGCTTACACATACCTGCTGAACAAAGATGTAAACTTTATCCGAGAGGCATATCCAACACCCACTTCCACAGGGTCGCCAAAGTATTACGCCTTGTTTGGCCCAGCCGTGGCTTCTAGTGTTATTACGACGGAACTTACATTCCTTCTTGGCCCAACTCCAAACGCTGCTTACAGCATGGAGCTTCACTATTATTACTACCCTGAGTCCATCGTTACCGCATCGACCACATGGCTCAGTGACAACTATGACCCGGTTCTTCTGTATGGAACGCTGGTCGAAGCCTACACCTACATGAAAGGTGAACAGGACATGGTTGTTTTGTACAACACCAAGTTTGCTGAGGCGCTGACACAACTCAAACGTCTGGGTGACGGTCTTGAGCGGCAAGACGCATACCGCAGTGGGCAGGCTAGGATGCCAGTAACATGAGCATCGCCCAAACCCTGACCACATCCTTCAAGCAGCAACTGCTTAAGGCGGTACACGATTTCGACACAGACACCTTTTATATGGCGTTGTACACAGCCAACGCCGATATAGGGGAAGCTACCACCGTTTACACAGCAACGGGGGAGATTACAGGTACTGGCTACACCGCAACGGGTCAAGTGATGACAGGCATCTCGGTCAGTGTCACAGACACCACTGCCTTTGTAAATTTCAGCAATGTCGTCTGGACTACCGGCGCGTTTACAGCACGGGGTGCGCTGATTTACAATTCATCCAAGAGCAACAAATCGGTGGCAGTATTAGACTTTGGCGCGGATAAAACCACAACATCTTCCTTTACAGTTGTCATGCCAGCTAACACATATACCACCTCATTGATAAGGCTACCATGATCACAACGACCAAAGGTCTGATGGACGAAGCCCTGCTGGACAAGCGGGAAGGCACCATAGACAACGACAACGAAACCACGACATGGGTTGAATACTGGTTGGATGGCGAATTGGTACACCGTTCTGCGCATGTGGCTCTGAAAAAGTCCATGTTTGCAGGTCTTGAAGCAGCTTCACTAGGATAAATCATGGCAGGGAAACCACGTATGCCAGAAGCCCAACGATTTATGCTAAAAGTGCATAAAATAGAAAATGGTTGTTGGCTGTGGACGGCGCACTGCATGAAAAATGGATATGGTCTTTTTAGAACGCCGTCTCGACATGAACTTGCACACCGAGTGGCGTACAGGTTGTTTAATGGCGCTTTGGACAAACGCGATGTTATGCACGCTTGTGATACCCCGGCTTGTGTAAACCCAAAACATCTAAGTCTTGGCACGCGAAAAGAAAACATGCAAGATGCAAAAGGAAAATTGCGTATGCGCTGTGGAGAGTCACACGGAAGAGCAAAATTAACCGATGTACAAGTAGAGTTTGCCAAGACAGCATTGGGCTTACAACGAGAAATCGCTGCCATGCTTAATGTGTCTCAAGGCCATATTAGCTTTATTCGCAATGGAAATCGCGGTCATAGAGCGCAAACGTAAAATGGGCACAGCCCAAGAAGGGAACTATCATCGCTAACACCCAATCAATGTGCACTTCCTTCTTAGGCCAGTTGCTCAATGGCGGTCATCAATTCGGAACCATCACGCTGACCAGCAGGACTAGCTTGACCGCTCCTACCAAAGACACGTTTAAAGCGGCCCTATACCTTGTCGGAGCCACAATCAACGCCTCAACCACGGCGTACAGCGCATCCAATGAAGTCACATCGACCAACTACACAGCGGGTGGGGAAGTTATCACCAACGCCAATGTGCCTGTGGCGACCAATGCTTCATCTACCGCAGGGGTGGGGTACTGGACACCTTCGGCAAGCATTGTTTATGGGGCAAGTGCAACACCCGTGACCTTTGCTGCTTTTGATGCGGTGCTGGTCTACAACTCCACGCAGGGCAATACGGCGGTCAGTGTCCACACCTTCAGCAGCCAGACGATTACGTCAGGTGTTTTCACGCTGACTATGCCGACTAGCTCAACGACCACTGCGCTTCTGCGGTTGTCAACAACCTGATGTCATGTCTCTTGGCTGGGGCGATGGCACATGGGGTAGCAGTGTCTGGGGTGGCGGTCAACTAGCTATCACGGGCAATGCGGCAACGGGAGCCGTTGGGACAGTCGGGGTTAGAGTATCGGTAGCTCTTTCAGGTGTAGCGGCATCTGGGGCAGCGGGGGCGGTTGTAGCAAGCACTACCAAGGCCGTCACGGGTGTAGCGGCGGTAGGAGCGGTAGGGTCAGTTGGGATTACCAAATCCATAGCCCTGACCGGAAACGTAGCAACAGGGGCCGTTGGAACAGTTGCAGCAGGCACTTCGGTAGCCCTATCTGGTGTAGCGGCAGCAGGCGCGGTGGGGACGGTAGTACCGTCATATATTTTAGTAGAGACAGGGACATTTGCCAGTGGGTTTGTTGGGACGGTGGCTCCCAGCTTCTCGGTAGCCCTGACAGGTGTAGCGTCTGCGGGTGCGGTAGGAACACTGGGAGTAGCACACTCCCCAGCCCTAACAGGGGTAGCGGTATCCGGGGCGGTGGGGTCAGTAGCACCTAGCCACTCACTTGCTTTAACAGGTGTGGTGGCAACAGGGGCAGTAGAAAGTTTTGGAATTGCTTTTTGGAGTGTTATTGATGATTCGCAAACCCCCGCATGGGGCTTAATACCAGATGCACAAACACCTGCATGGGGCTTAATATCTAATTCGCAAACCCCTGCATGGGGAGTGATAAATGTCCCACAGACCCCCGCATGGGGTGTAATAGCGAATCCGCAGACACCCACTTGGCAAAATATTGCAACGTAAGAGGTTTTAAATGGCAACATCATATAGTACGAATTTGGCTCTGGCACTTCCAGCTACGGGGGAACTGTCGGGCACATGGGGCACAACGGTCAACACCAATATCACCAACATGCTTGATGAGGCGTTGGGGTATCAAGCGTACTCTGCCACAGGGGGAGCAGACACGATCACTATCCCCGACGGCACTACAGGTGTAGCCCGGAGTATCTACATCCAGCTTAACGGTACGGGTGGTGGCAGTGTGGCGGTTCCCACAACCAAGACAAAGATGTACTTTGTCTTCAACAACACAGCATCTGCTATCACGTTTAAAGTGACCGGACAGACAGGGGTGTCCATCCCTGCTGCGGCAAAGATGGCACTCGTCAGCAACGGCACAGACGTTATCGTTGCCCAGAACTACTTTGCAACGTTGACCCTTGGAGCGGCCCTGCCAGTCCTATCTGGCGGCACAGGGGTGACCACCTCAACAGGAACGGGTTCTGTTGTACTGAACACCAGCCCCACTTTCGTAACGCCAATCCTCGGAACCCCCACCTCTGCCACACTAACCAACGCCACAGGCTTACCCATCTCCACAGGCGTATCTGGCTTGGGTACAGGCATTGCAACTGCGTTGGCGGTCAACGTAGGTACTGCTGGCTCTCCTGTCGTCAACGGCGGCGCACTCGGCACACCCAGCAGCGGCACAGTGACAAACCTGACCGGCACAGCCTCCATCAACATCAACGGCACTGTCGGGGCTACAACGGCGTCCACAGGTGCGTTCACCTCACTCACCGCATCCACAACCCTCGGCGTAACAGGTGTCTCCACCCTCACAGGCGGCGCTGTTGTGCAAGGCTTGACCGTGGGCCGTGGTGCTGGTGCTGTGTCTACCAACACTGTGGTGGGTGCTAGTGCTTTGGCGGCTAATACGACAGGAAGTTTAAATACTGCTATTGGTGGGATTGCCCTTGACGCAAACACAACTGGAGCAATTAACACGGCAGTTGGTTACGATGCTCTTGGAGCAAACACAACAGGCAATCAAAATAATGCATTTGGCTATCAAGCATTGTCATTAAACACAACTGGCTCAAATAATAATGCTTTTGGTGTTGAGGCATTAGAGAGCAACACAACTGGAGGCAGTAATTCTGCGTTTGGAGAAGGCGCACTTCGTGCCAACACCACAGCATCTCAAAACACTGCGGTAGGTTATCAGGCGGCTTACTCACAAACTACAGTACAAGGCAACACTGCTATTGGCTATCAAGCACTTAAAACAAATACAGGCGGTGATGGCTCAACTGCTCTTGGTGCGTATTCACTTGAACTCAATACATCGGGTAGCAAAAACACTGCGTTGGGTTCAACTTCGATGTACAACAACACTACAGGCTCTAATAACGTAGCCGCTGGGTATGTTGCACTTGGATCAAACACCACAGGCTCTAACAACACGGCTTTGGGTTATAACGCCCTTTACCTCAACACCACCGCCTCATACAACACCGCTGTAGGCTATCAGGCGGGGTATAGCAATACTACAGGCGCTAATAATGTTGCCACTGGAGATTTTGCCGCTTACAGCAACACCACTGGAGAACGAAACGCTGTATATGGGTCGGGAGCGTTCTACGCCAACACTACGGGTAGCTACAACACTGTTGTTGGTATGCAAGCACTTGCCGCCAACACCACAGCATCTTACAACACAGCAGTTGGTTATCAGGCGGGGTATAGTAATACTACTGGCATTTCAAATACTGCGCTTGGCTATTCGGCTTTGTATAGCAACACAACAGCATCCTATAACACTGCTGTTGGTAGAAGTGCTTTAACTTCCAATACTACTGGCACTTTTAACACCGCAGTTGGTTCTTACGAAGGTGGCGGTTCAGCGACTTTAAGCAATAATAGTTCTGGAAGCTATAACACTGCTCTAGGTAATGGTGCATTAGCACTAAACACCACAGCCTCTCGCAACACTGCTGTTGGTTATCAAGCAGGATATAGCGTTACCACAAATTTATATAACGCTTACTTAGGTTATGCCGCTGGTTTTGGCAACACGGGCGATTCAAACGTAGGTGTTGGTGATAACGCACTGGCTGGTT